TTTCTGTCTAGATCTTAAAACCCTTCTTAATCTTCTCGCATGACAAGATAGGGCTAGTCTTAAACCACTTCCCTGTCATATTCATACCTACGATCCAAACCAGAGTTGAATCCGACAGTAAGTCTTTTCCACCTACAACCATGAACTCAGCCTTATCGATAGCCAGCATCTCATCTGGGTATCCCATACTAGACTTGACCTTTGCTCCTGTCTTTACCAAGGTGTACTTACTGTCAAAGTCAATCTCAGAAAGTCCTACCAGAGTCGCAACTCTTTTTATTTCTGACTTAGATGCGGTTGAGTTCGGGTGTATGTTCATATCATCCTCCGGTTCTTAATATACTATCTTTGACCGATTTGGTCAAGCAAATCTTTTGCAAAAGTATAAAGTGCCGTTTCAGGTACCGGATACTCGTTCCAAACATCTACGCCAACATTAATCATAGGAAACTGTCCCAAACTGGGATCAGTGTATATTTTTGATCGCCAGTGTTGATGTACATGACCGTGTACAAGAATCTGATTTAGAATGGTTGGCTTCGGCCTAATCTCCATGAATCGCGGAGTATACTCACTGTTTGAATCTTCTTGATAAGGGAGATGGCAAAGCTGTGCTGCAATCTTGTCTTCTTCTGCTGCGTGCTCATTAAGCTGCAAAACAGTAGAAAACTTTTCTGGCAAGATAATGAATCCAGCATCTTCGTAAAGCTTAAAACTGTTTTTCTTTTTCTCTTCGCTTTTCTTGTAAACTACTGAATGGCATTTATCGTGATTGCCAGGAATAAGATAAACAGTACCGTTAAGGCGCTCTCGAACTTTGATAGCCCTTGTGTTGAGGGAGAAGTCGCCAAGGTAATATACCTCGTCACTCGGTTTAACAACCGTGTTCCATTTCTCAATAAGAGCTTCATTCATCTCCTCCACGCTTGCGTATTGCCTGTTAGGGCAGTACTTAAGAATATTTGAATGCCAAAAGTGATGATCGCTGGTGAAATATTTCATAAATACTCTTCTTTTAGAAAGTTAGTTAGTGCAAACTTTCCTTGTAATTCAATGCACTTCTTATCATAAGCTCTTGCAGCTTCTTCGGCGGTATCAAAAATTCCAAGATGATAAGCTTTGCTACGGCCATTAATTCTTGTCCCTATTTGCGCAACGAATTTGTCTTTATTTTTAGGGTAGCGCGTTACCCCTTTAAAACCAGTAGAGTTTCTTTTATGCTTTTTTCTAAATCTATTGTTTTCGTCGCGGTGAATAAGTTCCAGATTCTCCCTGCGATTGTCAAAAACATTATGATTTTTGTGGTTTACATGGTAAGTATTGTCACCGTTATAATTTAGTATTAAACGACCAATATAAACTTTTTTGCCGTCTTTGTACCCGCGAACAGTTTCGTAAGTTTTGCTAGAGCCAATCTGTACATACCATTTATAAGAACTTACTAACTCAAAATCCTCATCGTCTACGATAAGTTCCCTACCTTTAGCGCGACTACCGTTGATTTTAACAGTCTTCATAAAAACCCTCCCACAGCTTCTTCTTGTTGAAATGGTGCCTGATGACTACTTTGCCGTCAATAAAAATTACAACTTCGCCTCGTAATGAACCGTATCGATGGCTGGTCTTTGTAAAACGACCAACCACCTCCTCTATCTCATCGGGAGCTAAGCCTGTTATCTCGCAGGCTCGCTCTAGATTACTTTCGTCCGACAGATAGAAGGTTTCTACTATCATCGCTCAACCTCATCAGAGACATCTGGAATCCATTCATCTTCAGTTTCAGATTCGTCATCCATTCCAGCTAGGCTTTTAGTTTTTCGTAGGCGTGCAATAACTCTTTCAAACGGCTCTTGCAGCAAATGGCAAGATTGAATGATCTCTTTTAAATCATCAATACTCATGCCTTCGCTGCTTTTAGACCAAAGGTCAATGTGAGGGTAATCTTTACCCAGCTTAACTTCGAGGTAATATCGTCTAGCAGTCAAGTTAGGAAGTTTGATCTCCACGGTTTGTGAAAATCGGCCTGGACGAAGGAATCGTGGTGGTACTTTTTGAATGAAGTTTGTAGTTCCGAGGCAAATCGTATTTGGTCGTTGCATTTGCCCATCAAGGAACACTAGAAGCTGGTGTTCGTTTCGGGCGATTATCTCATCAATCTCTTCAAAGATTAAAACAAGAAGCGAGTCTGGATTAGTGTCCTTAAGCCAGTTTAGAATAAACTCCAGCATCTGCACTCCATCGGCGCCGGCTTGCGCAGTCTTGCGGTCGATGAAGATGCAGATAGCTTCATTATCTTTAACTGCAGCTTTAGCGATACGATTTACTAGACAAGTTTTACCACTCCCAGGCACACCGTACATAAGCACGTTTCTTTTGTACAAAAACCCAAGATCCTCATATCCCTGACGCACCTTCAAGAATCGACCCATAACTCTCAAGATCTCTTGATACTCAGCATTTGGTAGATCAATCAGCTCATCATGCTTAAGTTCAGTCTCATATAGATAAACCTGCTTTCTCTCTGTATCAAAATCAATACGGTAGATACCTGGCAGAAGCTCATCCTGCTTATTGTGTACCCTGCGTGTGATGTAGTACTTATCGTTCTCTTTTGAGTAACCGTCGTAGCTTCTATCTTTCTTCATTCAGAACCCCAATCTTAAAATCATAATATACTTAACTATTTCTGTCAAACATTAAATCCAGCTTTTCTTAGTCGAGCATGCTCGTAGGAAAGGGTTGCGGCTAGGTAGAATTGTTCGTAGTCTCCATAAGAAACTAGGTTCTGTTTCAAAAGAAGACGAAACATATTCTCAACCTCGTTTAGAACGAGTTGATCGGCGTTTGACACGTTTGGCCAACCTAGGCTTTTTAGGTAATTTTCCATCACGGCTTTTATCTGCGCTTTTCTTTGCGGCAGCATTGTCCCCCCTTTCCCACTGAAAGAGTTTTGCGACAAGGATTACCTTGGCCACCGTATTCTGGTCTGTACCTGCAAGTCTTGCAACATCTTTAATAAAGTTGATCGTCTTTAGGTCTAGCATTACCTGAACTTTTACTCTGTTATCTTTCATGAAGGCTCCTTTGGATCGTACCCATAATCGATCTTTAACTCGGTTCCTGCTGGGATATTCTTTAACGCGTATACTTTGAGCTTAGGAAATCCGTTCTCATCCGTTGTAAGTTCGTAGTCACAGTTAGGTCTAGTGGAGTGGTTGATAAGCGAGCTTTTACCTAAAGCGATGGCACAACACATAAAGGCGTCTTCATACGCAAAAGCGTATCGCTTGATCACTAACGACTTATCGTAGTCGTTTGCTGGAAGCAATAGAAGATCATCAACCAAAACGGTTTGACCTTTCTTAATAGGGCGAGTCGTAAAAACCCCCCTGCCGAACTTACTCTTTTGTACCTTTACCATGTCTCTCCAAAATATCTAGATAAAGCTCTTCTAGCTTAGCTAGGGTTCTGGTCACGCTCTACCTACCAGGCTAGGTGTGACCTCAATATAAAGAAGTCCACCATTCTCATCGCAAATCATGTATCTCTCGCCTGGGTCCAAACTAATTTGACACCAAAGCCTAGCCTCTTCCACTGAAGGAAAAAAGCTCTCTCCGTGAGCTTCTTTAGCGTCCTCAAAGCTTTCACCCATGATTACGACATAAAGTTTCATTCCACATACTCCGCTTGTACTCTCATGAGTACCGCGTCATGGTTAATAAAATCTGGATCTGCGCTTACGATCTTGATGAAGCGCAGTCCAGTATTCTGCTTTTCAAACATGAAACGCACAGCAGCTTCCGTGCTGTAAAGATCGTAACAATTTTTTACACCCATCAAGTCACGAGTAGTGACTCGGAAATCTACTGTGACGCTTCGCATTATGCCTCCACACCAAGTTCGCGCTTGATGATTCGGCTGATGTAAGATCGGCTGACTTTACGACGAAAGCGGCGAGCAATCTTAGCTACGCTGAAACCCTCGCAAAACAAAGCAACCATCTTCTCGATCTGAGCAGCAGTCAGTCCGCGCTTTTGAGTCTTAGGATACGTTCCTGCTCTGATAGGGCGCAGGTTAACTACTCGGTTATCGGTGCTCTTGCGATTCTTGTGCAAGATGACCGTGTTCGTCAAAAGCTTAGAAATCAAGGTGCCGGTTGCACCTTCATTCAAGGCCTCTCGAACAGCGATAGCACGAGCTACTACCAGCTTCTTTCCGCGATACCGTACAACAGTGTAACCATGTCTATCGCTGCCTACAGTGCGGAACTTGCCGTCTGAGCCTTTCTTTTGAACTGTTCCGTTTTTCAAGAAACGATAGCTTCGATCTTGAGCAAGCTTAACTAAAAGCTTATTGTTTTGTGCTGATGTGACCATAAATCCCTCCTTATGGGTTTGTTATTAAAACTATTCTTCTTCCTCATGTTTGTTGAGTTGTTTAGGCGCAGCAAAGTTAAATCCAGTATCTGAAGGTTCTAAAGCTTTAACCTTTTCGTTTTTGGCTTTCTTGTAGATTGCCTCTTTAGTAATCTTGTTGAAGCTTTTTAGTTTGTAAACTTCAACCGCAAAGTTACCATCAGCATTCATCCTACTTCCCACTTTACGAAAAGTTTTAGGCGGCGTTTCGTAGTTCCAACTTAGCTCTGAATCTCCGATACCTTTAACCTTGATCATCTTGCCTCCTCTTTCTTTTCTAACCGCTTAGATACCTTAATGTCAAACAATTTAATAAAAAAGTTTTCAGGCGTCTCAATACCTAACACAACATCACTCATCGCTGCGTTGTAACCAGTTTCGTATCCACGATTCCATGCCTCAAGATGAGACAGCAAAAGTATCAAACCTATAATTATTGACAAATATACTAGCCTAATTATTCTTTTCATGATATAGTTTTCCTATGACTATTGGTCCGTTAATATTAGCATTATGTTTAAACATTAAATCGCAGTACGAACTTGCTTGTAAAACTGCACTTGAACAAGCTGCCGTGCAAACAGGCATAGAAGCTAATTTAGACACTACACGCAGAAAATGGGAAAAGAAAGCCATACAGTACGTCAACCCTTCAATGACTACCCAGATGATAGGCGGTGCGGCTGTATACATAGTTCGTTTTATAAATGGACAAAATGCAACATTCGCAGTACCAAATCCAACTAGGACCGGAGCTACATCTATGACTATCGGTAAAGAAGAAGTTGGTGTGGTTTGGCGCATAGATTTTTAAGATACAATCCATCTTTTACACTGTTGAAGTAACTCTGCCACAAACTTTTTGTTGTTCAATTTTCTGTTGCGTCCAGAGGGATGCGGTAAGCAGAAAAAATTGGCAACGCCAAGATGCTCAAGAGCTTTCTTAGCCTCGGTGCCTAAAGCGATGATCTTATAATGATCGAGCGTAGCTTGAATAACTAGGTTATGAAACGAAGGATCAACTCTATTAATCATGACAATCTTAGAGTTTTCCAATCCCATAGCCTTTAACCACTGCTGAATAGTAGTAAAAGACTTGGTGCCTACAAAAGCGACATTAGGATCTTTATTCTTACTAGAGGGTTTATCGCCCACCAAAAGAATCTTAAGCATCGTAACGCCCACTTCCTTCGCCGCCCTCATCGATGCGAGATAAGCGAACTTGCTCTAGAAGAACCGTGTGAAGCTCTACATATGCTCCAATTGCTCCCCTGATTGCTTGTTTGATATTTTCGTCCTGCTCGGTATCAAGCTTTTCTCTTAAGTTTTCTACAGCAGTTACTAAAAACTGTAACAAGCGAAGGGCCGAAAACTTATCTTCTGGTTTTACAAGTACTGCATCTTTCATGTTCACCTCTCTAAAAATGTTAGACCGTTTAAATGGTCAATCTCGTGTAAAATTATCCTGGCTTGTAGTCCAGAAAATTGCTCTTCTCGAACTACATTGTCTAAACCTCTATACCGAACTGCTATAGTTTCGTAACGCTTTACATGCTTGTATAGCTTTGGAAAACTCAAACAACCCTCAAGTCCGACCTTTGTTTTTGGAAGCTTGTTCGTAACAAAGGGGTTAAACATCACCAAAGGTCCTGTACCATCGTCTACAACTATAAGACGAATCTCAAGACCGACTTGCGGAGTTGACAAACCAACGCCCTTGCTTTGATACATGGTACGAAGCATCTTCTCCGCTATAGCTTTATGCTCGTCAGTAATCCAATGCACCTCTTCCGTAAGCTTCTTTTTAAGCCTGGGGTCTGGGTGCAGGACTAGTTTGTAAACATCACTTTGCTCCACGACGCATAGTCTCCAAAAGCTGCTCTAGCACCTGAACCGTCATCAAAACATCTCCATCTGCAGTGTGGGCCGCTGAAGTGTTAATGTTAAAGTGCTCAGCCACAGAAGACAGGCTTCCTGACACTTCGCTAGGGATCAGCCCTGCAGCAATGCACGCCCGAGTAATGGTACCTGTATCCAAGGTTCGATAGGATACAAACTTGTTCCAAGTGTTCTTGCTCATCAAGTGCTCTTGAATCTTCATGATGTCAAACACGACATTGTGGCCGACTGGAATCAACTTTGTACTTCCTAGGATGCTGTTGCCATTCAAGAATGAGTAGAGCTTTGTTCCTGCCTCTTTGTAGGTAATGGCTCGCTTGTCGTGAGTTTTAAGATCAATTCCGTTTACCTGCAAAGCTTGGCCTGTAACGATGTACTGTCCATTGTCAGGTTTGACCTCTAGGTAAAGGTTGTCAAGCTCTTCAAAGTTCTCGTTCAGAACCATAAAGTAAGCAGTAAGTAACGAGGCGCCTTCGAATCCTCCAGTTTCAGTATCAAGTGCTAAGTATTTCATGATGCGCCTTTCTTAAAATTTCAGCTTTAGTGCTGAAGAGTTTTTAATTCCATCTCGTTTCTTATCGTAAGATCCCAAAGTCGTAGTGATACTTGCGTGACCAGCAAAATCAGCGACATTTCGCGGAGACTCACCGTTTTCCAGTAACTGAGAGATTGCTGTGGCGCGGCATGAGTGTGGGGATACCCTGCGAGTAACCCCAGCAAGCTTTGCATACTTTTTTACGGTATTGAAGATGGTGTGGTCTTTAACGCCAAGCAAAGAGCCAAAAGGTCTGGCAACTGTTTGATAGTTCACCAAAGCTTGTTGAAGTTTGGGGTGACAAGGGATCATCCTGAACTTTCCGCCTTTACCAAAAACCCTGATGACCATCACGCCGTCCACCAAAGATAGATCTGAATCTAAAAGTTGAGCGGCTTCAGATCGACGAAGGCCAGCAAAGAATAAGAGGCTAAGTATCAAATGATCCCGAACATCGCGCTCAGAAAGCTTAAGTATCTTTTTGACTTCTTCATCGGTAAACGCCTGAGTAGGATCTTTAACAGAGGTCTTGGGAAGCTTTACACCGGCAAATGGATCTGTGTTCAGTACGCCTTGTCCTCGCACGAAGTCTGTAAAGCTCCTAATAGCTGACATCTTTCGATTAATAGAAGCCGGAGCAAGTCCAGAAGCTACTAGCGAGTCTCGATACTCTAAAACATGCTGCCTGGTGATGTCCGTGGCCTCGTTAGGCCCAAACCTCATAAAAGCCTGAAGATCCTTCTGATATGCCTTTCGCGTATTCTCAGAACCTAATCCCATCAAGAACGCGGTGACATAATAATGTATTGAAGTTGTACTTGGCGCCACTGATAAACCTTGCATAAAGCCTCCCTATATTGATCATCACATACCCTAGTAATTCAGTCAAGAATTATTTTAAGTGTTCCATTGAGATGACCATATCGGGGGTTTCGTCTTCATCTTCTTCGTTTTGCTTCTCAAAGGTAACCTCGTAGCCTGCAGCGATTAAATCAGCTTTAGCTAACTCAGCGCCCCACATGAAGTCATCTTCAGCTATAGGGACATAAGCTCGTACTACACCGTCTTCTACCATCTTTTCGATGGCCATCTGAGCCTGAGCTAAGATGTTAGCTTTCACGGCTGCTTTACGCTTAAGGGCGTTTTTCTTAGCTTTTTTGATTGCTACTTTTGCTTGGATTAGCTTAACCATTGGCTACCGCCTTTCTTTTTCGCGGTGTTGATTTAGATCAATTACTTCAGCAAAGGGTTGATGAGGTACGATATGATGAAACCCATTCTCATCAGGCTTCTCAGAAAGAACGCCTATAGAACCGCAGTATTCACACTCATCCTGATGCAGGACTCCGTACATCGAGTGTTTTGGAACTTGAATCCATTTATGCTTACAGTTTTTAGGGTCCATGCGATCTCCTCCTAAGATCATCGTGCATGATGGTGTAAGGTTAGTCAAGAATTATATTAAGAAAACCTCTTTTTCTGAGCCATGCTTGAGTGGCTTGAATATAGCAATATGTCCTAAATTGAGAATCGTCCATTTTTAAGGCTCTTGGATTAAGATCAACATGCAGCTTTATAGCTAAAGAGCGAATTTGCTCTAAGTCGGCCTTAGTCATTATTACCCTTGGATCGTTGTTGGACTGGTCCATCCCAAAGCCTCCCCGATAATTGGCAACTCTTTTACGAAGAGATCTCTGATGGCCAATGCGATTTCTTGGTGTTCTTTTTGAGTACCGTTTCCACAGCGTAGCTGCAGATAGTGAATCCAACTACGAATAGAGCCGTTCATGTACAGGCGCGTGGTGGTAGACAAAGGAAGAAGGAATCTGGCTTGCTCTTTGGCTATACCTCTTGCTAAGGCCTGTTTATACTTTTCCATACACTGCTTGTTATGTTCTTCTTGTAGCCGTTGAAACCAATCTTTGTCATGCTGCTCCATGTCGTCATTTGAGTTCTGGCGATTTTTTGGATCTTGTGATCTGGCTTCGTAAACTTCAATACTTTGAACCGCTGCATATCTTTGCGAAAACTCTTGAAAAGAAAACGAGCGATGTCGCAAAATCTGAGCAGCGATTGCTCGTGAGGTTTCAATCTCAAATACCATATTTGCCATCTCAAAGATAGAAACATGACCATGCTTCAAGCAGTAATCTAAAAGTTTGGTGTTACCAGAAGTTTGATTTGCAGGGTTAGAGACTCTGGCACAATACATAATCAAATTTTCTGATCCGACTGACGAAAGTTCTTTTTTAAGATCTTCGTTGCAGATTACAGTTTTAGCTATTAGTCGAACTTTCATCCATAACCTCGTATTGCTCTTTTAAGATCTCAACTGCCATAGCATAAGCTCCGTTTCTAAAATACCAATGCTGAACATTCAAGTGTGACTCTTCTCTCAGATTATGTTCTTTTCTAGTTAAGCGCTCAGCCGCGTCCATAGTTAGTTTTATAAACTCATCCTTACTGATCTTCTTTTTCATAAACCCTCAATCCCACCAGCATTGGTGATATTTAGCCATAATGTTAAAAAGCCATCTAACATCTCGCTCTCTTTGAGCGGCATCTAGCTTGTAAGCAATTCTAAACTCTTCGCGCTCTTGAGCTTTTTCTTCTTCTGTAACCGCGTTAGGCCTTTTAAGCTCAACTCGACTAGCACCGTTAGGTATTTCTTTACCTTCTTCGTCAGTTCGGTGCCAAACCCACTCACACTCTCCCCACTTCTTATCATGAAGATCCGTAAAATAGTGGTAATCTCTAGAATTAATCTTTTTTAATAGCTTGATACAAATCCGTAGGCTTTGATTAGTGGTTTTATCTGGAACATGATATCCGCTATCAATCTCTTTCTGCATTCTTTTTAACTTAAACTCAATAAGCTCAAATAAGTAGCAGTAATCCCAGTCGTAAGAGTTCCAACCGTGGGCCGCGAAATCAAATGACCTTTTTACCCTTCGTAGAAAAGATCGAATAGTTCCTGTCAAATCAGAAATCTTATCTCGAAGCCAACCTTTTGACTCCCAAAAGTTATTTGCGACCGCCTTACTGTTGAACATTTTCAGCCTCCCATTTGCGCATATCTACAAAAACGCCGTAGACTCTGCGGTGCATTTTTTGGTTGTCTTTGTTTAAAAGTGTAGTATCAAACTGTGCCATCACAAAAAGAACTTTTCTTAACGAAAAGTGATTAGCCCAAAATTCGGCATCTTTTCTAGATGTGCAAACTTCAGACCAGAGGTTTGAATTAGTGATCTTGATCTTATCAGAATCAGGAGATTGAATCAAAATCTTTAGGTTATCCATTTCTTTTAACACCTCGAGTGTCTAATCTTAGATTGTATAATGCCGCTCTAGTTACCGATCCAGGTTGACCGTCGCCGATCTCTCTTCCATCAACTTTAATAATTGGAACCACTTCTACATAAGTTCCAGTCATAAAAAGTTCATCTGCCGTATAAATATCTGCTTTAGTTAATCTACGTTCAATAACTTGATAGCCAGCTTCTGAAAGCTTACTTGCTACGTACATGCGAGTCAAGCCAGAAAGTATTGAGCCTGTCTGAGGTGGAGTAAATACTGTTTTATTCTTGACCATGAATATATTTGCGATGCTAGCTTCCACAATATAACCGTCATTGTCGCAAAAAAGAACCTCGTCTACACCCTCGAACTCATGCTTGCAGTTGTGAAGAACCGCATAGTTTGAAGTAGTTTTAGCTTGCATCTGATACTGAGGGTAGCCGCGAGGAGTGGCTGAAATTCTAGCTGTGATACCTACATCATTATTGGGTGCGTTTAAAGGAAACGCGTAGATATCCATGTTTATGGCAGAAGTCTGTGCTCTGACCGATTCCGCATCTTGAGTTGTATAAGCAATTGGGCGAAGGTAAAGATCACCTCCACCACAAGATTCTACAAGCTCATTACAGGCCTTAATAAGTTCCGCCTCAGTGTAAGGAATTTTTATGTTTAAGATTTTTGCTGAGTTAAAAAGTCGTTGAATATGCGAAGCTAAAAGCCAAATCTTAGTTGAACCGTCTTCTTGTCTGTAAGCCCTAATACCTTCCCAAACAGCAGGTGCGCCATAATGAAGAACAAAGTTTAAACTGTCTATTGCTGTTTTCTTAGATGAAATAGTTCCGTTCGACCAAACGCGCATTTGAGATGCGCTTTTTTGTCTAAGTTTTTGAAACTTTGCTTTTAATCCGCCGCTCACACTTCCTCCAAAAACGTACTGATCAGACGCTACTCTGACTAGAACCATCTTCGCCAACCGCGCCTACGTCCAGGCTTAGTACGCGTCTCCAGTAAACCGCTCCCCACCACGGATTTTCACCGTGCCAAAGCTTAGTCCGTTTACAGCTTTCCGCGACGCGGCACATGACCAGTTTAAACTGGATTGAAAAATAGGTCAAGGACTGAATTTAACTTTTGTAGGTCAACCACTCGGCGGCGGAACTTTGTCCACCTTGGATTTGATTTTGATTTGTGTTTTAAAATTTGTCTTACCTTATTTTGATTAAATGAGAAGCTAGCTTAAGTTGAATAAGCTTAAGCTAGTAGCTTCTTCATATAGGTTATTAACTATCAGATAGTTTACATATACAGAAGCTAATATATTATTACCACCGATTTACAGAGTTGTCAAGTCCTTAGCGTATTAAATTATGACGCATATCGTCAAAAGTTGAGAGAGTTTAGCAACTTGACTAAATTGCTTATCTCGTCTAAATTTGAGACATGAGTGCAAAAATTGTACATAAAGATGCTTGTAGATGTCAGGAAGATCCGGATGCTTGGTGGATAAACTCTCCTGAGCACTACAATTGTTTCTTTACTTATATGCGGTTAAACGCTCGTCCTCACACCCTAGCGGAGATAGCAAAGCTACTAGAAATGTCCATAGCTGCGGTAACTTCCATAGAGAAGAAGGCCATAGTTAAAGCAAAACGAAAGCTTATAGAGCTTGAGAAAGTAAAAAAGCTATCTGGTTTGTGATAATCTATTTCTTGAGGCGTTAAAAAACTTACGCCCGAGGTCATTTGTGTCTGAAGATAAAATTATTAAATCTTTTCAATTTCATATCCCAGTAGAGCTAGAGAAATCTAAAAATGCTGATGGCGATGAAGAATGGGCAATCAAAGGTATCGCATCTACACCAGACGCAGACCTTCAAGGTGAAATAGTTGATCAAAATGGTCTAGATATCTCATTGTTAAAGGCTGGTCGGGGATTGTTTAATGTCGATCACCAGAAAGGACCAGAGAATGTAATCGGTCAGATCGAAGATGCTGACTTTATTACTCATGAAGGTCAAAAAGCTCTGTTAGTAAAAGGCTATCTATTTAAACATCAAGAAAGAGCTAAAGCTTTCTATAACATCTTGAAATCACTTAAGAAAAGCGCTGGACCTCGCGTACACATGAGTATTGAAGGGAAGATCTTGCAGAGAGATCCAATCAATCGTCAAGTTATTCGAAAAGCAAGAGTTGACAAGGTAGCTTTGACCTTGGACCCTGTAAATCCCTTCACCTACGTAGACCTTGCAAAATCCTTGGCATCTGGTAAGTTGGAAGATATTCCAGAGCCAGCATACATTTCCGCTGAGAGGTCAGAGCTTGAGAGCATGATTCAGGGAGCAGTAGAAAAGGCGATGGCAGCCGGTGCAGGTGGTACGAAAGCTCCTGCTCAACGAACAGGTGGCGAAGCAATGACGAAGGAGTCGTTAGACGCTAAGCTCAAGCACATAGCCAAAAAAGACAAAAAAAGTCAAAAACGAGTGTTAAAATCAATCATGCAGCGCTTATGTGAGTTGCATCCTGAAGAAGATCCAGTTGATCTTTTGAAGGTTCTCGCATCGAGGCTCAAGAGCATTGAAGGAGACAAAAATGTCGGAAGCTAAAAAGAAAATGACTGAAGAAGAGATTCTAAAGTCAATCGATGCGATCATCGATGAAACTCTTGGAACTGAAGAGCAACCTGCTGAAGAAGCAAAAGAAGAGGTTGCTAAGAGTGAAGAGTCAAAAGATACAGACAAAGACGCTAACGGCGGAAAAGATAAAATTAAGTCTGGTTCTCCGATGAGTGCAGAGCAAGCTGAAAAAGCTAAAGCTAAAAAATCTGAAGACGAAAAAGAAGACGAAGAGGACGAGAAAGAAGAAAAGTCCTGCAAGAAGTCTGAAGAACAAGAGTCTGATCTTCAAAAAGCTGATAAAGAAGCAATGAAAGAAATTGCTGATAAAGAGGCTAAAGAAGAAGTAAAAGAGCACGAAAAAGATATGCATAAGAAGAAGATGAAAAAGTCTTTGGAAGAGTTGTCTGATGTTTTGGATTCTGAAGAGCTTGAGCTTATTAAAGCTTGGCGCGAAGAGTCTGAGCAAGCTGAAAAAGAAGTTTCTACTGATGTTGCAAAGTCAGTTGTTCAAGCTATCAGTACTCAAATCGAAGACTTGAAAAAAGCTTTCGACGCTCGTTTGAACGAGAAAGACAGCTTGATCAAGTCTATGTCTGATGAAATTAAAAAACTTTCCTCACAGCCAGCTCACAGTGGCCAAGCAGTAAGTACCCTTGAGACTCTTGAGAAAGGTGGTTCTAGCGAAACTATTCTTTCAAAATCTCAAGTATTGGATACAATGCTTGATCTTCAGAAAGCAGGTAAAGGAATCACCTCTCAGCACATCGCTGAATTCGAAGTTACCAAAAATTTGAGTAACCCAGTAGTTCGTGCGCTTGTGATGGAAGAAGTTAAAAAGCGACATTCAAACTAAAAGGTTTTATTAAGGAGAACCTATGAACCAATACAATTTCGTAAATTTTGGAGAGGGATTCGGCGCGACTACTGCGAACGAAGTTGATGAACTCAACAAAGCCCTCGAAGCAGGCACTTCCTATGCCGGTGCCCCCAACACCCGAACTGGTGGTGGAGCGCTTCAAGTAGAATCTTTGGATTCTTCTCTGAAGTCTGTCACTTATGAGATGAAACATCTCAAGTTGTGGCCGATGATCGATAAAGATCAAGCTTTCAACACTATCGAAGAATATAACCGAACTGATGCTTACGGTGATCAAGGCCGTGGCTTCATTAGGGAAGGCGCTCTTCCTCGATCTGAAGATGCTTCTTACAGCCGCCAGATCCAAAGAGTGCGTTTCATCGGCGTCACTCGTGAGTTGACTCATGTGTACACGCTTGTTCGAAACGCTCACGGCGATGCCATCGCTCGTGAAATCAAGAACGGCACCATGCGAATCCTTGAGATCGTAGAGCGTGCGTTGACTTCTGGTCGTGGACACTATGCGTCTGCTTCTGGAGTTTTTGACGGCGCTGACTCAGCCATCCTTGATGAAGACGTTGCTTGGGAAGGTCTTGATAAGCAGATACGCAAAGGTAACACTGATGCTTCTGCTAGAGCTAAGGCTTTCACTGGTTACGGTGTTGAAGAAGATGTTATCCGTGACATCCGTGGCGATGTTATGGATTCTGATCTTCTTGAAGATGCTGCCCGAGTTGTTGGTGAAAACTTTGGTGTTCCGTCTGTAATGTTGATGGATACTAAAGCTCACTCTGACCTTGGCCGTCAGTTCTTCCCTAAAGAGCGTATCAACCCAATGGGTGTTGCCTCTGGTAAAGCTGGTTTCGTACTCCAGTCTTTCGTAGCCGCTGCTGGCGAATTCCAGTTGATGTCTAGCGTGTTCCAGCGCCCCAAGCGCACTCCTGCCGCTCCGTTGGCTGGAATCGCTGCTCCCGCAGCTCCTACTTTGTCTGTAGCTGTTGACGCTCTCTCAAAGATGACTGCTGCTGATGCTGGTACTTACACTTATCGTGTAACTGCTATCACTGAGGCAGGCGAAGGCCCTGTTTCTCCAGTTTCTGCTCCTCAGGCAGTTGTTGCTGGCGAACGAGTGAATGTTGCTATCGCTGGTGTTGCTGGTGCCATCGCTTACGCTGTATACCGCTCTCCTAAGAACTCTGCAGTTGGACACGAGTTTATTGCGCTCGTAGCTCCTGCAGCAGTTGGCGGCGCGGCCACCCTTCGCGATCTTAACCATAAGCTTCCTGGTCTTTCTCAGGCTTATCTGTTGACTAAAGATGCAGAAGCCCTTCGCTTCAAGCAATTGGCTCCGTTGATGAAGATGGATCTTGCTGTTATCGCTACTGCGTACCGCTGGATGCAGCTCTTGTACGGAACCCCGATTGTTTATGCTCCTCGCAAGCACTTCCTTATTGAAAATATTGGAAGGTCTGCATAATCTGAACTAAAAATTTAGATTGTAGAAGGGCTGGGTAAAACCGGCCCTTTTGCTTCGTAGAGGTTGAAAACCTTCTTTTTTTAGTGTTATATTAATACTAGGACCGCAATGGTCTCGTGATCACCCCCCAAAAACAGATCACTTCCTCCTCCTTGGCCCCTGGCGTTCTGTCAGGGGCTTTTTTTATAAAGACGCTTGCCTTTATGATAAACTTGATATAACCTGTGGTGTATGAAAGAGTTCAAAACAGACAACCTAGCTTTATGCCCATTTTTAGAAATGTATGGCTTAAAGTTCCTGCGTACCGAGGTTTCTGTAGGTAAGTATGATAAACCTACAGTTTTATTCGTGTTTCAGGATAATCTAGGACAAGGAAGAGATCTTCAACTAGATTTTATGAGGTCTGATTTCAAGAGGTACAGGGATTTACTTTTCTTTTTTAGAAATGAGATTGAAAAGGTAAATCGAACTATCACAAAAAAGAAGTCTTCACTAGAAGACGAATTAAACGAGGAATAAGATGAGCAACCAACAAACTAATCTTAGAAAAGCTTCTAGAAATCCAAGCTCGATTGCTAATGATCAGCACAACGACGCTTCGGGAGTAAGCCGTTCTACAAATGGCGAAATTATAGCGCTAGATTTAATTATACCAGATTCAAGTTTAGCTGATGGAGTAGATGTTCCTGAGAGAGGAACGCTAAGAGCTTGTAATACCAGCGGCTCAACTCAGTTTTTGTGGATAGGAGATCACGACGCAGTCCCTGTTTCCGCTCCCACCATCGCTAATGGCATAGCTCTTCCACCTAACCATGTTGCAATGTTGTTTACTGGCCTAGCTTCGAATGATCAAAAATCCTTAAGAATTAAATCTTCAAACGCAGCCGTACAAGTCGCGATCTGTAAACCTTAATAGAGGTCTAGATGCCTAATCGAAGGCTTAGAGGAAATCAGATCACAGATCCTCGAACAATAGCACAAAATGAGCACGAAGAAAATATCGATGCCAAAAGAGTTACTATTGTCGATGAGAATGGAGAAGCCGGTTTAGGCTCTACTCCAGAAAAACCAATAAACGTAAAGCTATCTGATGGCTCTATATCTATTGGTACGGTAAATGGAGAATTAGAGGTTCAATTATCCCATAAAGATAATGTAGCCGATCCAGGCGATGTTGCTGATTCTGTGAGAATTGGTGATGGCGTAAATGAAGCAAAAATTACTAAAGCTGCCGTAGGCGAACAAACAGGTTTAAATACCGTAAGTATAAATAGCCTTTTTAGTAAACCATACAACAAGCTTTCAATATTAGCAAAAAATGATGACGGAGATCCGCTGTCTATTCAAACTTCGTACTTAGGAACTCCAGTGCAATTAGCAACTTTAGTTTATGATGTTGATGGCGACTTACAAGATGTAGAAGTGAGTGACGTTTAATGTCTTTACCTGTTAAACCAAAAAAGAAAATTGTGATAAATCCTACGACTGGAACTCTTGATTTAGTTACGGATAATAATTTTAGTTATGAGTCTGTTCCTGAAAATAAAAAACTACTTGTTTCTAAAAATATGCAAATGACAGTACACGAAGATTTTGAAGTTGAAGGCGAGCTAAGACTTGATGGGTCTTTGATCGTGGAGGAATAATGTCAAGAATTAGAATGGCTCAGACTAGTGAAGCTTCTGTACCAACTCCTCCAGTTGGAAAAGCTACAATTTTTCTTGATTCAGCAGATGGCGCATTTAAAGCCAAATTTTCAAATAACTCTATCGTCACTCTTAGTGTTACAGATGAGTATATTGCTGATTTAGTTGGTAATTTGATTGATAGTTCTACTAGCATCACAGCAAATTATGATGATGCTAATGATGTATTAACTTTTGATGTTTTATACGGAACTCCAATCACACAAAATCCAGATCAAACAAATACTGCTGGTGTCAACAATACGGCTGCTAGATCAGATCACACCCACAATATTCCTACTGCTACAGCGGTTGGATTAAATGCGAATTCTACAAATACTCAAGGCGCTTCAACTTCTTTTTCAAGAGCGGATCATACGCACGATTTATCAACTGGAGCAGTTTCTACACAGACTCCAGATCAAACAAACGCTGAAGGTACTTCTGCAAATTTAGCCAGAGCGGATCATATTCACAATATCCCAACTGGAGTTCCATCGACTATTGGAACAGCAAACGCACAAGGTACTGCGAGTGCTTTTGCAAGACAGGATCACATCCATAACCATGGAGCGCAAACCGACCCGACACATCACGCTGCTGTGACAACAACAAATAACGGTTTCATGTCGGCTGCAGATAAGGTGATCTTAAATAGGTTGCGTACAGGTTTTTTACAGTACACAAATACCGCAGCAGCTACAAACAATACCGTAACTTATGCTAATTTAACTTTAGATAATAACATCAACAGTTTTGCAAACGAATTTTTTACGAAAGTTAGTGCGACAGAATACAGAGTAGACTTTACAGGAAGAATTCGTTTAAGCTACTCTGTAACTATCACAGAAGCAGGTAACAACCGTGGCAGTTTCGTAAGGGTAACTAGAAATGGAGTTGGGATAACTGACACAGAGCGTCAAACTGCAGGCTCTAGTGCTAATTCTGCTTCTACAGCGGCTATTACAATTATTTTAGAAGTTACCAGTGGAGATCTATTTACTCTGCAATTTAGATCTAGCATAGCAGGTAACGCAGCAACTGTACCTATTGCTAAAGCCAGCATGCTTATGGAAATTTACACGTTGGGGTTAACATAATATGATTTATGAATTTGAAAAACTTGTAAATTTTGAAAAACTTAACTTGGAGATCAAAGCTTCTTCTCTAGGCTCTTTTTTTGAGGGGTTGATAACATCAGATGCATCTTTAAAAGTTGTTATGAATGCAGAGCTGTCAATTGCTCAGCAGGCGACTCTTTCGGAGATTATAGCGGCTCACTCAAATAGCCCATCTATAGCTCAGATAGTCAGGACCAAAAGAGAGGAAGCTCAAACTTTTGGAAAGGCAGCCTTTGACCAGTTTATTGAAGAGAATATTGCCCTCGGCATTACTCAGTTAGGATTAACGAGCCATGTTAGGAAAGCTTGCAGGGAAGTTTCAGACGCAGTACTTTCTGGTTCTTTATATGACGCTATCGAAGAGATTTCAAAACTAGATCCAACAGTCTTAGACCCTATTATACTGTCCGCACCTCGGCTACTTTATTTTAGAAATAAGATAGAAAACTACCTTCAGGTGCCAAACGCAACAACCTGGAATCAATCCAAGACTTGGTAATTATGTCAATAATGGTAGGGTTTTCAAAAGCAAGAAGCTACAATCCACTTTCAAGCCTAATTAGGTGGCGGATTGGCAAACCTTATTCACATGTATTCGTAGCATGGAAATCTGACAAAATTAGTAGAGTATTAATCTATCATGCTGCTTATGGAACAGTACACTTATGTCTATGGCCAGAATGACGTCTCGTTCTGAGATTGTAAAGGTTTATGAACTAACTGTTACAGAAGGCCAGAAAACAGCCCTAATTCAGCCTTGTGTGGATCTAGCAGGTGAGGAGTTAGGTTGGGTATTGGTAGGGAATCAACTTCAGCCTTCTGAAAGTGAGATGCCCGATCTACCTAAGCTTATTAAATCTAGAATTAAGTACTATCAGGATAATGCAAGTGAACTTCTTAGAGACCTTTACGCCGAAAATACCCTATTAGGCATCACGGTAGAGCAGTCAGATCAAATGTTTGAAGATTTTGCTGATGTTTTAACTAGGATTCGAGAAGGCGCGTGGCCTACAGCCTTACACAGGCTTTCTCAAAAGCGACCTTCTGGATTCGTAACACAAGAGGCGATAAACCGCTGGTCAGCTATTATAGCCTCTAGGATGTTGTAATGAAACTTATTGTTGGATTCTCAAGTCCTAAGTCTTGGAAAGTGGGTGCTGAAGCCATAAAGTTTTGGATTAAAAAACCCTACTCTCATGTTTTTGTAGCTTGGAAATCTGACAAAATTAGTAGAGTATTAGTCTATCACGCCGCTCATGGAAGCGTTCATTTCTTGTCTATGGACAGGATGCTCAAAGAGAATAACCTTATAAAGGCTTATGAGGTTGAAATTGAAAATCAGCAGCATGTAAAACTTATGCAGCGCTGTATAGACCTTGCAGGCGAAAGTTATGGTTATAAGGAATTAGCCAAGATCGCTATCAAAGATGCTTGTGATTTACTTGGATTTCAGTGTAAAATAATAAACAATAGCCGTGGTTATATTTGTTCTGAGCTGCTAGCAGAACTCCTACTTGAGCTAGGGGCAAAGTTTGATAGGCCGTCTTTTTTAGTACGACCTGACCACATAGAAGAAGCTCTAAAACAAATGAATAGTGTAGAAGTGTAGAGGGCTTATGAGTAAGCTTGATGAACAGTTAATTGCCAGAATGCTAGATAAGCTAGATAAAACCCACGAAGTAGTAATCTCTTTGGATAAAAAGCTAGATTTACATGTTTTTCGAACTGAGCAAGAGTTTGAGGCTATAAGGGTTTTAGACGCGCATCAAAACGAGCTTTTGGCCGAACACTCCAAAAGAAGCGATAGGCTGGAAGCTGACAATAAGCTTCGAGAAGCTGCTCTTAGAAAAGAAGTGTCAGAAAAGGTTCAAATGCTTGATAAACGCGTATCTGTTTTGGAAACTCCATGGAAGTGGATTCTAACTACTAAGAAGGGTATCATTTGGCTTGCAGCCGTAGCCACTGCGGTAGCAGGTATTGTAGAGTTTATCAAGCTTTTAGGAGGTTAATGTGGTACTAACTTTAGATGTTGTATCCAGCAATCCTCAATTAAATTCGCATTCATTGGGAAAAGTATTTAGGTTTGCTTCAGGTCAAACTGCAAGAGTTATCTTGCGTCTATGGCAAGCAGACAAAAAGATCCGTTACATTCCAGATCAAACAGCCGTTATTACAGTTGATTTAAAGCGCTCAGATAACACTATTTTAACTAAGACTTGTGCTTTTACTTTTACCGACGATAGATCAATCGTAGAGTTTGAGCTATCTGCACTTGAGACATCACAAATTATTGGGCAGAATTTAGTTGTAAAAATTGTAGAAGGGTTGGATACTAAGTTTGCGGTATTGCAGTTTGGTCTGCAAAAAGTTATACTTGATGGAAGTTGCTAATGGCTAAGTTAAGAGCATTTAAGAAAAAAGCAAATGTACAACTCACTAAAAATTTTAATAGTAGTGAGTTTGATTGCTCTTGCTCTAAATGCTCTGAGACTATAATCGACTTGGATCACGTAGAAAATCTTCAAAAGCTTAGAGAGCGACTTGGAAAATCAATTAAGATCACTTCAGCTTATCGCTGTTCTGATTACAATAAAGCCGTTGGTGGAGCTACAAGCTCTAGGCATGTAGTCGGCGACGCAACAGATATCACTGTAGTAGGCCTAACTCCTGACCAAGTAGCTGATATTTGCGAGCCAAGTTTTAATGGTCTTGGACGCTATGATACTTTTACGCACATCGATAGCAGGCCTCTTACAGCAAAGAGCAAGGCTCGTTGGGATTTTAGGAAGAAAAAATGAAAACTTACAGCAAAGTTGAACAACTAGAGGCAGACTTAGAGTACGCAAGAAAGAACCCGAACGACATCTTGTTTTTTGAGCGTATGCTTGAGAAATATAAGAATTCTGATACGCAAGTACAGAAAGCTCTAAAGGTTCTTTTGATGGATAGAATGTTGGAGTTTAATCCGATATTCTTAATTGAAAAAGTGGCAGAAGAAAATCCACAAAAGATGATCTACTGCAACACACAAGAAGACCCCTTCTTTAGGGTTTAGGAATAAAAAATGAGTTTTCAGTTCCCTCCAAATGCAATTTCTTCTGCTGGCTTTTCAAGAGCGGAAGGTCTTATTACGCCTGAGCAATTAAAGTTGCGCTATCTTTTTGGTATTGACATGACAGACGTCAAAGGAAATCCGATTCCTGATGAAGTTTACCAACATCACATTAATGCTGCAGTTTCGTATGTTGAGCACAAGTTGGATGTTGTTATCTTTCCGACCGAAATCGTAGACAAGCACGATTACCGAGCCGTTGATTATCAAGAGTTCAACTTTTTACAATTAAAAAAGCGACCTGTTAAAGAGGTTACATCCCTAAAAGCAAAGTTTCCTAATAACAGAGAACTTGTGAACTTTCCTCCAGAGTGGTTTGTTGTTGAAAAGGAGGCTGCGCAGGTACAACTAGCTCCGGTTCAGGGCACCTTCAATAGCCTGGTAATTACCCAGGGCGGCAGCTACATTCCTATTATCTTTGGATCTAAAGATCACTGGCCGCACATGTTTGAAGTCACCTACACAGCAGGATTTTGTAACGATCAGATTCCTGTTATTCTTAATGAGATGATTGGTCTACAAGCCTCAATCTCTTTATTTGAGATGTTAGGTGATATCACTCTAGGAACTCCCATTGCCAGTGAGAATGTTAACATGGACGGCGCCGGAGTTGGTAAAGCCACAACAGCTTCGTCAAACTCAGGTCTTTACTCTGCTCGAATTGAATCTTATAGAAAAAAACTTGAAGAGTACATTAAAGTAGCGCACAAATACTATAACGGCTTTGCGTTTACAGTGCCATAAGGATTTATGAAAACACCAAAAACTTTTGTAAAAGATTTTCTAGCCAAGTCTTACGATTTTCCAAATTCGCAGATCATCATTGATGCTAAAGATCAACAAGCTGCAGAAGAAGGAATTCCAAAGCCTTTTTTAGATAAACTTGCTTCTCAAATAAAGAAGGGCGAGCAGGTTCATAAAATTACCCTTCAAAAGGGAGTTTTGACTTTAGCTAACAAAGATGCAGGCCTTTTTAGCGGATTCTTTCAAGATGAGGCTGGTCAGATAGTTGAAAAGTTTGACGCTCATACTCTTGCCATGGTCGCTAAAACCCTTATGGTTAAAGGTTGTCTTGGTGATTATGATCTTACACAGTCAGAAGGCGAGGATATGGAAGCTAAGCCGGTAGTCGCTGCGCCTGCTCAAGGTATGTCTCTTAAGATCAAGTTTGGTGATGTGGAGTTAGAGCTTCGAAAATCTATTAAAGCTTTCATAGACGATTTTAAACATAAAAAGGCTGACCGAGAAGTTATTCGCAAAGCGCTTAAATCTTGGAGACGCAATCAAAAGTTTGCAGATTATAAATCAGACTCTGAAGCTGCTCAAGTTTTACTGACTGATTGGGATCTCTATAAAGAATCTTTTCAGCAAACCTTGTTTGCGATTAAACAAATGTCGAGGAAGTAATGTCAACCATCAAGGATTTCATAAAATCCCGAAAGCTTGCCAAGCTCAAGGAAACCTTGATAAAAGGTAAGATGCCTGAGCAGGGCACTTATATTACTTTATTCAACAATGATTACAAAGTCTTAACTCAGCCAGACTCTAAGATTTGTATCCTAGAGGACATAAAAGCCAATAAGTTTGCCTACCCTCGCGAGAAGCTCTTAGCAATGTTGAGTAAATCACTAGAGAATAACGAACTTGAGAAGGCCGATGGACCAAGAGTTTTATCAGGCCCTAATAAGCTTGTAGCTCAGATAGGTGAGAATGTCAAAAGCCCTAGCTCAAAGCCGCCAGCATCTGGTAATATGAAGCAAGGAGATCCTGTAGGCACTATTAGGAACGGTCGTAAAAAGGTCGTAAGTAAGCGTACAGGGAAGACTATGTGGGTTAATATATCTACAGGCGAGGCTCATGACTCCCACGAGGACTCTTCTCCTAAACAAACTGCTGGAGAAGACGCCAAACGGCAAACTGAGATGTTTTTTGACTCGCTTAAAGATAAGCTACACCCTGCAGATAAAATGAAACTTCAGCGGCAGATGGGTGAGCTAATTGAGTTAAAGCAACGAGTTATGAACATGTTAGATACAGCTCACCAAGATGATAGAAGCAAGCTTCCAGAGGCTGCCCTGACTAGAAAGAAAGTTTTTGCTCTGCAGGACGAGTATAGATTCGCCATGAAGAAATTCAAAGAAGATCTAATAGCTTCTGCTCAACGGAGAAAAAAGGAAGGATTGTAATGGACTCTAAACAAAAGATTAAGAAGCTTGTCCAAAAGCTCAAAGCTGAGCGTAAAAAGATGGATGAGCCAAAAGCCCCAAAAGAAAGCAAGAAGAAAGAGCAAGCGGATAAACCTGAAAAAGAACAGGCCCCAGTTTATGTTGGTCCCAAAGGTGGGAAGTATATCCAGACTAAAACTGGAAAACGAAAGTACAAAAGCCCAGATTCAAAACCAGCTCAAAAAGATGACGCTAAAAAATCAATGATTTTAACAGAGGAGAAAAGAGTGGAAAAGCAAATTTCAGATTACGATGTAGCAATGTCCTTAGACGCTATGATGCGAGCAGCGCAGGCTAAGCAAGATAAGGAGATGATGAAACGCTGTATGGAAGAAGTGCAAAAGCGTAAAAAACAGATTTCTTCTTTAATGAAAGACTTGAACATGAAAAAGTCTGAAGAAGTTAAAAAACGGGTTGCAGGACGCTTAGCAAAAGCTTTTAGTGAAAAGGCGATTACAGACTCTGATCGTCAAAAGCTTATTGCTGTTGATGTACTTTTGAAAGCTTTGCAAACAGTTGCTTCAGAAGCTGAGCAAGTCAAAGAAGCTGCTGGAACAGAGATTGTAGAAACTAAGAAAGAAGTTAAGTTTGCTGATGGCTTGTTTCAAGATTACAGCATTGGCTCTGTTTTGTTTCACGGCAAAGAAGGCACAATCATAGCTAATGCTAAACGACCGCCGCAAGATTATGTAGCAAACGGAAGCAAGATTAATAACAAAGTTTACACAGAAGAAGAGCTTAAAGCAGAAATTGCCGCACAAAAGAAGTGAAAGATTTAATCTTAGACCTAGAAGAGGATATCTATTATCAGGAGTACGCCGAAGCTTTAAGCAAAGGCGATATTACGCCTGATCATGATGAAGAGCTTTTTCTAGCCATGAAAGATCAATTTCCTAACTGGCCTAAAATGAATGATGATGAGCTTGCTGAAGCGATTGAAAAAGCCAAACCTTTTCACGGCTACAACAAGAAGCGCCATTCACCCACCGGCGGCCTAAATGCCAAGTTTCGCGAGAAGTACAATCGAGAAACTGGATCAAACTTAAAAGCCCCTGTAACGGAGAATAATCCAAAAGGAAAACGAGCTGCAAGAAGAAAAAGCTTTTGTGCTCGAATGTCGGGAGTAAAAGGACCGACTTCCAAAGATGGAAAATTAACTCCAAAAGGAGCCGCGCTAAAACGCTGGAGATGCTCAATGAAAAAATCCTTATCTGATGCAGTTCATGAAATCTTTAAAAAGATGTCTGAAGATCTTCGTCAAGAGTTTTTAAACAATCAACAGTTACAAAACTATGTAATTGAGAAAGCTAAGAGCCGTTGCTGGGCAGGATATAAACCCACTCCAGGTAAAAAACCTTACTCTGAAGGTTCTTGTCAATCTGTTAGTAAAGCAGAAGATAAGAAAAAGCTTGTTGAAGAGCATAAGCGTTTAGTGAATGTTCTTGAGTCTCCCTCTCATGCGGACGACAAAAAAGAAGCTAAGATTCAACGCAAAGAGCTTAAAGAGTATGTAAAAGCTTATAAAGCAAGGAAACTTGAAGTTGAGTAAACCAGTAACACGCGGTATTGATGTTACTCGACTTGACCAGTTAGTTAAGGATCTGGGAGTTCGAGTCAGAGTTTGGAAGTCAACGACTTGCCCAAACATGACTTCTATTGAATCTTTTGACCATGATCCTAACTGTCCTGTTTGCGAAAATAATATGATTGATTTTGACTGCTTTGAGACTATGGCTTTGTTTCAACAGCAAGAATTAATTGAGCAATTTAAGGTTCATGGAACTTTTAGCATTGACGAAGTAATGGCGACTTTTAGAGTTGGAGTTAGTCTTCAAACATTCTCTAGAGTAGATCTTCTTGATTTTAAAGAAAATTTCTACGAGCTAGTTCAGCGTCAAGATACGCCGATGTCTGGTCCCATCGTCGATAAACTAAAGTATCCAGCTTGCGAAGTAAATGCTGTGTTTGTTGTTAGAAACAATCAAACTGTTAGGTTTCATCATGGAACAGATTTTGACTTAGATCAAAACGGCTCTATTAGATGGCTTGGAACAAACAGACCGCTTGATCGTGAGATCATGTCTATCTACTACAAGTACCACCCTGTTTTTAGAGTTACCAAGGCAGTACATAGAGACCGCTTTTCTCAGTATAATGTGGCCAAAGATTTAGCTAACTCTGACATCCCACAAAGCGCCTATAAAGTTGTAGGCGATAAAACCTATGTCAAACTTCCTGAAACTTGGATCTTGCGTCGAGACTACCTATTAGATAGAAAAGATAAAGCTACTGGTCAGGTTTTACGAAGAAACGACGACTACGATCCAAATGAAAATTAAAGCAAAGCTGGAATTATCAGCCGATCAACTTGTATCTGGTTTTAAAGAGAAGCTTGCTCTCATAGGTAGTGCTACGGCTTCTGCTTTGTATGATAGAGGTCGTCAGCTTGCAAGCCAAAGTTTTGGTCGTAGTGGATTTGCTAAATGGAATGCTGGGTATAAGTTTTCTAAAATTGACGATGGCATTTATGTCATCTCAGTCGAAGGTAAGCTTGCCAACATGATGGAGGATGGCATCAAGACCGGAGAGATCAGTAAAATGATCATGGAAGGTCCTCGTGCTCAGTATAATAGAGGTCAAAAAAAGAACTATGTAGATGTGCCCATCGGCAAAGACGCCGATTCAAGCGGGACCATTAGCATTCAAGGTCAAAAGTTACAAGTTCAGTCATTTAAAAGTGCAGACGATCTGATGGCTGCTTTCTCTAAACCAGAGAAGAAGCAAGTTAAGTTTTCAGCTCGTCCGGGGATCAGAGAAGAGGAAAGAATAGTTCAAAGGGCCAAGGCAATAGATGGGCTAATTAGATCTCAGAAGCCTAACTCAACCCAGACTTCTTACATGGTTCTTCGCAGGGTTACAGAAAACTCCATATGGCCTTCTAACCCATACGAGGGCCAAGACATCCTTGGTAAGTTGGACTTGGAAATTCAGAAAACATTTGATACTATAGTTGAAAGGCTTATAGGAGCATAAATGTCAGCGCCGCTAACAGAGTTTACAATCGAAACGGTTATTAGGGATGGTTTGGGCAATCTCCGAGCTAATCCTGTCGCTTTTGATGATCTGTTTAGCAAGTTTCGCTCTACCTTCTTTAATAATCAGTATGGGCAAGATCACATCAACAAGCTTAAAACCTACATTCAAAATAACCAAGTTAGAATAGTACACTCTTTTGCTCAAGTACCTACTGCTGTTCCTTGTATCTCGATACAGATCGTTAAGAGTTCGGAAACCCCTAAGCTTCAACAGTTTAGTAATGAGGCAGAGGATGTAGATACGCCCATAACGCCTATTGTTAGGATTGCAGATGTGCAACCCCTTAGCTATGATACCGTGTCAGGAAAGCTTCAGTTAGATCCAGGTACCGACCTTTCTAACCTATGCCCAGGTATGATCTTTAAGGATTCGAACGGTGTAGAATTCACAATCCGTAGTGGAAACAGTAACTTAGCGGGAAATAAGTATATTAATATAGGCTCGGGTGGAGAACCGGAACTGACGCTGCCTGGGGATATCATATCCAGTATAGGTAATCAGAGGGTGTCTAGGCGCATGATTCGCTTAGAGGAGACCATCTCCCTCGGAGTTCATGCCAAAAATGATGTACATATCGCTAAGTACCTTTATTATATTTTGACTTATATCTTAAAGTCTCGAATGGACGCTTTAATTAATCGAGGAATTCATTTAGACTATGGTATAGGCGGTATCTTTGATAGAGTTGACGAATATCAAGGTGAGAATGTATTTAGCCGGTTTATCGAGGTCAACTGTATTACGGAGTTTGACTGGGACCAAGAGCAGGTGGCTTTGGTCGATTGCTTCGACCTAACGGTTAGGGCGCCAGATGGAGTTACGCCAACTTCCACAACCAAGACTAGTCCAACAGATTCCTAATACGGTGAAAAGGCGTCATTTGCTGTGGTAAACTACAGGGTGTAATAATGAAGGATAAGAAACTAAAAAAAGAACAAGCAGAAGCTGATAAGCTAATAGAAGCAGCTAAGGATTCTGAAGAGGTTGTCGAATTCGACATATATTTTCAAATCCTGTTAAAAGATAGGTTAGTTCAGTCTCATCACAAGCCTGCAATGCGACTTTACGCAGAACAGGCAGGAAAACTGAACGCAACTAAATCAGAGTTTGAAAAGCTCTTTAAGTCCTACTAAGAGGAGAAAAAATGGCAATCAAGGTAAATTTTAACGGTGCCAGTATCGCTAAGCCTGGGGCGTACTCTCAGACAAAAGTAAATCTGTCCGGCGGTTTTCCGCTTTCTGCTACTGGAGTCGTGGCAATTATCGGCGAAGCGCTCGGCGGCGCTCCCGGCTCTGTTGACGGTGTACAAACTTTCACAAGCGAAGATCTTGCAGCTCTTACTGAGAAGTACAAGTCTGGTCCGATTGTTGACGCAGCGCGTATGCTGATTGCTCCTGCTCGTGACAATCGAGTAGCAAACGGCGCATCTTTGATTCGAGTTTACAAAACTAATGCAAGTACTCAAGCTCAAAGAATGCTTTTGAATGCAGCTTCTGATGGCTTGTTGTTACTCAAATCTTTGAATTACGGCGAAGACGAAAATCTTATCAGCGTTTCCGTGGCAAATGGAAGCTCTCCTGACAATAAAGTTATCACTCTCAAAAAAGGCGGTTTAACAGAAACTCTTCCCGAAAACGCATATCAATCAGTGATCTCTATTCAGTATACGGGCGCAGACCCAGTTTGTACTGTAAAAGTTAAGTTGGTTTCTGGAGCGAAAGCTTTGGTTCTTAAAACCGGTTCGACGCCTGCAGATGATCTGACGATTCCTTTGGCAAACAAAACTGTAGCTGACCTTGTTGCTTTGGTTGATGCTTCTCCTGTGTACACAGCAAGCTCCGCTCTGCCTAAACCTGCTCAAGTTGCAGCTTCTGATCTTGATTGGGTTATTACTCCGGTAAGCGTTATTTCTGCTGCTATTTTAAGAAAGGCTCAAAAAGAACTTGCAGATATTATCAATGCAAATTCAAGTTTAGTTTCTGCCGAGATTCAATCTGAAGTTGAGGGATTACCAGCTAACTTAGCTGCTAGCTTGTTGTCGGGTGGCGCTCGTGGAGCTTCTGCCAACTCGAATTTTCAAGCCGGTTTTGATGCCTTGCTTGCACAACGATGCAACATCGTTGTTCCTCTTGTAGCACGAGATGCTTCAGCTTTGATTCCACTTGGCGAAACAGATCCTGCTTCTACTTTCACAGTAGACGCAATCAATTTGCAAGCTTTGACTCACTGTATTACAGCTTCAAATACCAAAAACCGATCTGAGCGAAACTGTTATGTTGCTAAAAAAGCTTCTTTTGCAGCCACTCAAACCGCAGCTCAAAACTTGAATCACGAAAGAGCTTCTATGCTCTTCCAAGATGTTGAGATTTTGGGCGCAGATGGCAGCTTGAAGTTTGTAGATCCTTGGGGAGCTTCTTGTCTAGTAGCTGGAATCCAAGCCGGAACTCCAGTTGGAACTCCTGCAACATTTAAGTTCATCAATGCTAACGCAATCAAGCACCAGGATTACAACTCAAAAACTCAGATTGACTTAGCAATTGATGCAGGCCTTCTTCCTCTTGAGCAAGCTGATAGCGGAGGCTTCCGAGTAGTAGTTCACAACACTACTTATGGAGTTGATCCTAACTTCGTATTTAATCGAGTATCTGTTCTTGAAGCTGCTGACTATGTTGCTTACAACTTGCGTCAACAACTTGAAGCGATCTTTGTTGGTAACAAAGCTGCTACAGGAACTGCACAAGCAATCCGAAACGCTGTTATTGCTATCATGGATTCTTTCTTGCGAGCTGATATCATTGTTGGCGATGATACTAACGGCGGAAAAGGATTTAAAGATCTATTGGTTAGCTTGAGCGGTAATACTGCTTTGATCGATATTACTATCACTCCTGTACAAGGTGTTGACTTCATCTTGAGCAGAATTACTCTAGACAATATTCGTCAGAGTGCATAAGGTAGGTAACTATGGCTTTAACTAAAAAGCAACAAAAAGAGCTAGAGATCATGCTTTGCGACAAAAAAGCCGCAAAAGAAATGATCGAAGCCATGGATTTAGACGGCGTTCTTTCAAAAAGAACGGAAGGAGCTTTAGCAATCGGCTTGGGTAGCAAAAAGCTAGCTGCTGATGTTAAAACTCAAATTGAGGCTTCTACTGGAAGTGTTAGCAAACAAAACGAAGAAGTTCTTGACATCGCTATGGCTTCAAAAAAGTCTGGTGACGCTCTTGAAGCTGAGATCGAGTCGTAATAGGAGAATAAGATGA